ATATAAGAAGATTAAGTTGCCGAGAGCCTTTTGATTTAGGTTATCAGCAAGCACTTAGAGGGGTTTACAGGTATGCAACTTAAAACAATAAAAGTATATGGAAGATTAAGAAAATTTCTTGGTTCATCATATTTTGAAGCTGCCGTATCAAGCCCAGCAGAGGCAATTCGTTTTTTGATGTGTAACTTTCCAGAGGTTGAAGCACACATGAATCAACAATATTACAAAGTAAAAATGAATAATATGGATGTTTCTCTTGATTTTTTATCAATGAAAGGTCAAGGTGATATTCAGATCATACCAATTGCAACAGGATCAATCCCTGCGGTAGCTGCTGTTATTGGTGGTGTTGGGGCTGCTGCTAGTGCTGTTGTTGGTACTGCTACTGCCGTAGCTGGTGCTGCAATTACAACTGCTGCTACTATAGGAAGTGCTGTTGTTTCTGGTGTTGGTGCGGTGGCTGCTGGTGTTGGTGCTGTAGCTGGTGCAATTTCAGCAATTCCTGTTATAGGAAATATTGCTACTGCTGTTGTAACAGATTTAGCTATTAGTGGTGTAACTTCTTTATTAGCTCCAACGCCTGCACCTTTTGAATCTTCTAGTGGTGGTGATGGTGGATTCGGTGCTTCAGAAGCTGATGGTTCACTTGACCCACAAGTTGCTAATTCATATTCATTTTCGGGTATCCAGAACGTGTCAATTAGTGGTGTTTGCGTTCCGATCATATATGGACAGGTGTTCACAGGTTCAGTTGTTATTAGTTCTGGTATTGATACAGTTCAAGTAGAGGGTACAAATTAATGTTTGACTTCAAAACAATACAAGAGGCTGTTGCTTTAAAAGATCCAAATTTACCTAAAGATGTTTTAGCTTCAAAGCAATTTCAAACCTTAGTAGAATTACTGGGAGAGGGAGTTATAGAAGGTTTTCCAAGTGCAACTGGAAGCAAAGGATCTACAGAATATAACACAGGAAGTCTTAAAGACGTATTTTTAAATGGAGTTCAAGTATTACAGCAATCTGCAAGTAATACAAACCCAAGTGATGGAGATTTTAATTTTCAAAATATTACATTTCAGCCAAGATTTGGCACCTCTGACCAAACAGCAATAGAAGGAATAACAGCAAGTGAATCTGAAACAACAGTAGGTGTTGTTGTTACAAAAGATAGTCCTGTTAGCAGATCAATTACAGATACAAATGTAAATGCAGTAAGGGTAACTCTAGGCTTTCCATCATTGCAAAAATTTGAAGATAATGGTGATATAAACGGTGCTGAAGTTTCATTAACTATTCAAACGATAGAAAATGATGGAACTACAACAACTGTTATAACCGATACTGTAAAAGGAAGAACTGCAAGTACATATTTTCGTGATTATAAAATAACTTTTTCATCTGGTACTTCTTTTCCTGTGACTATAAGAGTAAACAGATTAACAGATGACAGTACAGAAACAACCTTACAAAATTCGATGTCATGGTCATCTTTTACAGAACAAATTTTTGACACAAAAAATTATGCTAATTCTGCACACGTTGCTTTAAGGTTTGATGCCGAATCTTTTCCAAGTCAGCCAAGAAGAATGTATAGAGTTCGTGGAACAAAAATTAAAATTCCACACAATGCAACAGTCAGAACAGACGGTTCACTGTCATACTCTGGAACTTTTAATGGTACATTTCAAACTGACAAGGCCTGGACAAACGACCCTGCATGGATTTTGTATGATTTATTAACAACATCAAAAGGTTTTGGCGATCAGATAGATACATCACAATTAGATGTTTTTAGTTTTTATTCAGCTTCTGTATATAGTGCAACACAAATAGATGATGGATTTGGAGGAACAGAACCACGATTTTCTTGTAACGTGGTAATACAAAATCAAAAACAGGCATACAATCTCATCAATGATTTATGTTCCGTCATGCGTGTAATGCCTTTTTATTCGGCTGGCACAATATCAATTACTCAAGACAGACCAACAGATGCAAGTTATTTATTTAATTTATCAAACGTAACTGATGGAGGTTTTTCTTACACAAACTCAGCAAAAACAACAAAATTTACTGTTGTTAATGTCGCTTATTTTGACAATGATACACAACAGATCGAATATGAAACTGTTGAAGATACTGCATTACAAGCAAAGTATGGTGTCGTTACGAAGAACCTAAGAGGCTTTGCTACAACGTCAAGGGGGCAGGCATCACGTTTAGCAAAATGGTTTCTATATACGCAATCTAATGAAAGTGAAGTTGTTAGTTTTACAACGACACTAGAAGCTGGAACACTTGTAAGATGTGGACAGGTAATAAACATTGCAGATCCCTTAAGGGCTGGGGTTAGAAGAGGTGGAAGAATAAAAACAGGAGTGTCAACAACACAAATAATTATTGATGATTCTAATAATACCGATCTGACTATTGATGGTGATAGTACTTTATCTGTAATTTTATCTGATGGGACTTTAGAAACAAAAACGATAAATTCTATTTCTGGAACAACAATTACAGTTTCTTCTGCTTTTTCATCAACGCCACCAGATAATAGTGTTTGGGTTGTTGAAAGTACTGCAATACAATTACAAATTTTTAGAGTTATCAGCGTAACTGAAGTAGGTCAGCTTAATTATCAAGTCACTGCTGTTGCTCATAATCCCTCAAAATATGCAAATGTTGAAGATGGTGAGATTTTAGCGACAAGAAGTATTACAAATTTAACCGAATTAAAACCACCACCAAGTAACTTACAGGGTTCTGAACAAATTGTTGTTTTAAATAATCGTGCTGTTTCTAAATTATTTATACAATGGCAACCTGTTTCTGGTGTTACTGAATATATGGTTCAATATAGATTTAAAAATGAAAACTTTATTTCTGAAAGAATTACTAGACCTGATTTCACTATTTTTGAAACACAGTTAGGTACTTATGAAGTAAGGGTATTCAGTTATAATGCCTTAAAAAAACCTAGCACAAATCCAGCAGAAACAACATTTACTACATTAGGCAAAACAGCACTTCCAGCAGATGTGCAAAATGTAAAAATTGAACCATTATCAGATCAATTTGTACGACTTAGATTCGATCAATCAACAGACGTTGATGTTTTGCATGGTGGAAACGTGGTAATTAGAAGTTCAAACCTTACAACTGGATCAACTTTTACTAATTCAGTTGATGTTTTACCTGCACTTTCTGGAAACGTCAGCGAGTCGATTGTACCGAATATTGTAAATGGAACATATCATTTAAAATTTAAAGATGATGGAGGCCGTTTAAGTGCTGGTGATGCCTCTGCTGTAATGATTCAAACAGTTCCAAACGCATTACCAAAATTAACAGTTTTAACAGATAGAGAAGATTTAGACAGTCCACCTTTTCAAGGAACAAAAGTAGATTGTTTTTTTTCGGATGATGTTAATGGTCTTGTTTTAGGCTCTCTTGATTTATTAGATGGTGTTACTGATTTTGATAGTATCGCTGACTTTGATTTTCTAGGTGCTGTTGATATTACTGGTGGTTCATATAGCTTTGCAAATACTCTTGATCTTGGTGGCAAACAACCTTTAAGGCTAACCAGACATTTTGTTACACAAGGTTTTTATCCAAATGATTTGATTGATACTAGATCAGGGAATGTTGATACATGGACAGATTTTGATGGTGCTACTGCGGTTGATGTTGGGGCAAAACTTTTAGTTGCTACCACTGACTCTGATCCTGACACCTCAACTGCTGGTACTTATGCAATATCAGGAACAACAATAACTATTACTAAATCTTCGCATGGATATTCTGCTGGTAGTTTTGTAACTGTTGATTTTACTTCTGGTACAGGTGTTGATGGTGATTATCAAATACAAACTATACCTGATGCAAATTCATTTACTTTAACTTCTGCAACATCACTAACAACCAGTGGTAACTGCACATTTAGTGCAGAATTTTCTGATTTTAATCCTTTCGTCAATGGAACTTATATAGCAAGAGGATTTAAATTTAGATGTGATATGGATTCAGACGACCCAGCACAATCAATAGAAATAGATCAGCTAGGATATACAGCAGAATTAGAAAGTAGAACAGAAACAAGTCTTACAAATGCAGGGGCATCTGCTGGTGGATTTATAGCATCAGGTACTTCTACAAAGTCTGTTACTTTTACAAATAGTTTCTTTACAGGTCAATCTGGTACTAGCATTGCAGCAAATTCAGTTTTACCATCAATAGGTATAACTATAGAAAACGCACAAGTAGGTGATTTCTTTGCATTATCAAATATTAGTTCAACTGGATTTGATATTGATGTCAAAGATTCAGGTGGTAATAATGTAAATAGAAACTTTAAATATGCTGCAACAGGATTTGGGCGTGGTAGTTAATTTTAAAGTAGGATATACTTAGATAAAAAATTAGTTTAGAAAATGGCTCAACATGATTACGTTATAGACAACTCCACTGGAGCCAACGTGAGAGCAGATATAAATAATGCATTGCTGGCAATATCTTCAAATAATTCTGGTTCATCTGCACCATCTACGAATTACGCAAGTCAATTTTTTGCTGACACAAACGCAGGGATAATGAAGCTTCGTAATACATCTAATAATGATCATTTAAATTTATTTACTCTTGCTGGTGGTCCAGCTTTTGCTGTTGATGGAACAATAAATTCAGTAAATATTGGTAAAGGTGCAAACTCTGTTGCTGGTAACACCGCTCTTGGAGAAAGTGCTTTAGATGCTTCTGTTTCTGGTGGAAATAATACTGCTGTGGGTTTTGAAGCACTAACAGCTTTAACAAGCGGTTCAAATAATACTGCTGTTGGCAGAAGATGTATGGACACTAATACAAGTGGAGCAAGTAATTCAGGTTTTGGTTCAGGAGCTTTAGATAGTAATACTTCAGGAAATAATAATACTGCTATTGGTACTTTTTCTTTATTAACTAACAGTACCGCAAGTAATAATACAGCAGTTGGTAAAGACTCTTTAAAATTGAACACAACAGGAGCAGAAAACACAGCTTGTGGTACTTTTGCTTTAGATAATAACACTACAGGAAGTGATAACACCGCTGTGGGTAGAGCAGCTTTAGACGCCAACACTACAGGTGGTAATAATACTGCGGTTGGTAGAAATGCTATGCAAGCAAACACAACTGGAACTGCAAACACTGCTGCTGGTGCTTATGCTTTAGATGCTAATACTACAGGTGGTTATAATTCTGCTTTTGGAATTGATGCTTTAGGTGCAAACACAACAGCATCTGAAAATAGTGCTTTTGGTTTTCAAGCATTACAGGTTAATACAACTGGAGCAAATAACACAGCCCTTGGTGGTAATGCTCTTAAATCAAACACAACTGCTAGTAATAATACTGCTGTTGGTGATGATGCTTTGCGAGCAAACACAACTGGAACTCAACAGACTGCTGTAGGTGCTTTAGCTTTAGATGCTACAACTACTGGTGAATTTTGCACAGCTGTTGGTTATAATGCTCTAAGTGCTAATACAACAGCCCATTACGGCACAGCTGTTGGTCATGGTGCATTAAATTCAAACACAACAGGAAGTTCAAATACTGGTGTTGGTCAAAATGTTTTAGCCGCAAACACAACAGGAAGTAATAATACTGCTTTGGGAAGAGGGGCTTTAGATAACAATAGTACAGCAGATAATAACACTGCTGTTGGAAAAGATTGTTTAGCTGCTAATACGACTGGAACTCAAAATACAGCAGTGGGTGCTTTAGCTCTAGATGCTAATACAGATCAAAGTAATAATACTGCTGTGGGTTATGCAGCTTTAACTGCAAATACTAGTGGTACTAGATTAGTTGCCATAGGTATGAATGCACTTGTTGCAAACACAACAGCAAATAATAATGTAGCTGTTGGAAATAATGCTCTTGATGCAAATACTTCTGGCACTCAAAACGTAGCTGTAGGGTATAATAGTTTAGGTGCAAACACAACTAATGGTAACAATACTGCAATAGGTAATAAAGCATTAGAATCAAATACAACTGGTGCAGATAACTCAGGTTTAGGTAATGAGGCTATGGCTGATGTAACCACTGGTTCAAGAAATACAGCAGTGGGAAAAGATGCGATGAAGTCCGTAACAACTGGGCAACAAAACGTAGCTATCGGCGAAACTGCTCTAGATGCAATTACTGATGCAACAAACAATACTGCTGTTGGTAGAGGTTCTTTAGGACAATGCACAGCAGATGATAATACAGCTTTAGGAGAATTTGCTGGCAATACCGTCACAACAGGGGTTGGTAATATAATGCTTGGTAAAAATGCTCAAGGTCCAACTGATACAAATAATTCAGTTATAATAGGCTATAATTTTGATGCTGGTAATACAGCAAACCATGTCGCAATATCTAACGGATCTGTAGCTGCAAAATTTACTGGATCAGCTTCTGGTTGGACATTTGCTTCTGATGGAAGAGATAAAACAGATGTCGAAGATTTACCATTAGGACTTGATTTTATTAATAAATTAAAACCAAGGAAATTTAAGTGGAATTATAGAGATAAAACAAGATTTCCTCAAGAAAGTATCAAAAACCCAGATATACTTATTCGTTCTGGTTTTATTGCTCAAGAAGTTCAAGAAATATTAGATAAAGAAAATGCAAGTTATACAAAATTAGTTGGCAATGAAGATCCAAATTCTTTGACAGTAGGTATGACAGACATGATTCCAATGTTAGTTAATGCAATAAAAGAATTATCAACAAAAGTCACAGCCCTTGAACTAGGGTAAACTGTAAAAAACACTTTTTTATTATGGAAGAATTAACTTCTGACGAAATCGCAAAGATTTTTACTTCTGCTGGCGATAGCGTAACTGTTATTGGTACGGCAAAAGAATCAGATGAAACTGAAGATGAATTTAAAGAAAAAATACAACGTAACGTAGAGCATCTTGAAACTATCAAGGTTTATACAAAAACTGATGGTACAACATCTATCTGGACATCAGAAGATTTTACAGCGATTGATGCAGCTATTGTTGCTGGTAAAAAACTCTACTAAATTATGAATTTACAAGAAAGACTACAACAACTTGCACAACAAAGAGAGCAATTATGGATTGCATTGCACGAAACTAACGGAGCGATGAAGCTTTTGGAACAACAGATCCTTGAGACTCAAGCTGTACCCGAATCAATCCAGCCATCAAAAATAGAGGCATCAACCCCACAAGAAGCAGCAGTACCATCAGAGTAAGTGGTGCTACCATTTTATTAAGAACTTCTTTGACCATGTTTCAAAAGATAGCTAATGTTTTGAGTATCATCTCATTTGTAATGGTAGCCTCCATGAGTGGTGGGGCGTACTTTGGTTACAAGTATGTAACTT